AGTTCCTGACTCTCTTTTGAGTTGTGTTCTGATACGCTCTTCAATACCGTGATGTGAAATACGTTGGACTCCACGTCCGATACTATATACGATACCGTCAAACCCTACAATGATGACTTCGTCTTTTACTTTGACTGCAGTACCAGGAACGGCACCACGATCATAGACACGTCCTTGTGTAGGTTGAAAAGGCGATAGACTATCTCCAGTAGCGTACCAAGCCTCTGTGTGTCCTTCACCAATCATCCAGACAGTATCACCTACGGTTACAAGGTCTTGAAGTACGTCAGGCTGACTCTCCGCAGTTGCGAAGTCCAGCGGGTCTACTACAAGGCTTCCGGGACGTAGAAAGTAAAATTGATTACTTCCCGTGATACTCATAAGGACATGGCTGGCGAGGCTGGCACAACTCTTGACTGGTAGTCCATTAGGCATTTCAATACCATACAGGACATGTACACCAGCACCAGTAATTGTAGTCGTACCGAACGCCATACCTGTACCAGAATATACTGTAGTAGCGATTGAGTTAGCCGAAGATAAGTCTGACTTACTCGTCAATACAATCGTATTACCTGAGACCACAGCAGTAACATCAGGATTTTGACCACCGAGATTACTCGAAAAATCAGTCCCCAGAGCACCTGTAAATGATAACAGATTTACCATGTTTTGAAGGCTTTGCGCCGTAGTACCGCCAAGCGTTGCGACCCAAGGGCTGGCAGCAGTACCGGCAGCGACACCGTGAGGGGATGTTCCCCATGTGTAATAGTTCGCCCCAATCTGTATGACTTGGTTGGTGATACTTCCTGTAACGGTTAGAACGCTAGTACCTTTGACACCACCTTTATAGTACTGTAGGAGTGTCCCGTCAGTGATAAAGAGATACTCATACCCTGCACCAATCATGAAGGTCATTGAGACCTGTCCTTGGTTTTCGATATAACTCGAAATAGGTATCAACGTACCTGTCGTAGTATACCGATACATACTCGTACCAGTAACAAAAAATAGATCACCATTAAAGAAACCCGGATGGCTATAGAAGCCACGGACTAGGCCGACATCACTTGTAGTCACCAAAGGAGTACTACCGGGTCGAGCCAAGAGTGAGACTTGGTCTTCAGGGTTTGTGGGGTTAGTTTCAAAGAAACGATTTAGACATTGAATTTCAATCTCATTAGCAAAGTCTCTTTGATATGCTTGTCTTCCTAATGGGATTTGAGGCATCTTTTATCCTACGAGATGTTTCATATGAACGATTGGCCATCGAGGATCAATCTCGATACCTTTGTCTTCTAAGGCTTTGACGTAATATTCACGGTCTAAGAGAACACCCTCCCGGGGCTCACCTTCTTTATGAGTCTCAGGAGGAGTCCTAAACCAATTCAAAGGAACGTCTTCAGCTTTATTAAAGATACGTGCTTCCCCGTCAAGACTATAATAGTATGCGGGCCATTGAGCCAGTACTTTAGTCGGGCGGGTCATACGCATTAGAATGGGTATCCTGTATTGAAGAATTGAGGCGAGCTGCCATACAACCGGTTACGGAACCGTCCACCATAACGAAGATCACCGCTCATGTAGAGAAGACCATCTTCACTAGCAACTGGGATGACTTGTTTATATCGTGCCCGGAACTGGTTCCTAGTACGTTTAAGCTGCTCTAATGAAGCAGGGTCGAGTGTTTGTCCGTACCGAGGATTTAACCGTGCAGCTAACATGATGACAAACATGTCATCGAACTCAGGCGGGAATGGGAATGTCCCAGTAAGTGTCAAATTGTTAAGAGTAACCCAGTTACCTAGATCACCTCGATACATCCACTCGCCGTCAAATGCAGACGTCTGAAGAACAATATCAGCCAATCCATTAATGTTACGGCCATTACCGTTAACCTGAAGGTTGTGAGTACTAAAGTTTTGGGCTACGTCTACGACACCAAACCTAGCCCCATCATTAGGACGAGGGTGGAGATTGACGTTACCAAACCCTGTGAGATTGCACATCAACCGAGTATTCTCAGGAATGAACTGATCTGCAGGGAGGCTATTAGCGTACCAAGGATAACCTGACGGAGCATTAATATCAAGCTGCCCTAACGCCATAGGCTGAAGCTGTTCTCCTGCTTCGTTGCCTATGACGCTAAGTACGAGTGTTTCGAGACGGATCAAAGCTTCTGAATACTGATCTGTACTAGGAAGCTGAGACACAGGTATGACGTTAGTTTCACGATAAGCATCAGTAATAATTTGAGAGACTAAAGTCATACCTTATCCTTAGATGTAAGCAATGTTGAGGATTACGTCACCGGCGGTACATGCAGTCGCATCAAGCAAAGCCGATCCACCGGTAAGAGCAAAACCAATACCGGTTGCAAACTTAATACCTGCAGGGTTACTGATAGTAACAGACTGACCAGCACCGATAGGGATATTCAAGATTGGGGTATCAGTACCCGGAACAGGTGCAGTAGCTTTGTTAAACAGTTTGAGATAACGTACAGACGCAGCAGCGTTAAATACGTTAATTACACCAATGTTACCAGAACTAGCCTTGACAAGTGTAGCGTTAGTCGTAGCTGCAGCAATCAACGTGCTATACGTTGTAAACCCACCGATAGTAGCCGAAGGAGAAATAGGCGTACCGTTAGTAATATTCGTTACTGCAGTGACAGTCGATACCGTGGTGACAGTACCAGATGTGATCGTAACTGCTGGAGTATTCGTGATATAAGCGTTTACACCAAAGACGTTACCGGTCGGAGCAGTACCATACGCGGTGACCGTACCAGTCAAAGCAGTACCGTTGTACGATGAAATATCGTGACGGAGACCCCCAAGAGTCGTCAAGCTAAGATAGTTAGACGTTGCAGTCGTATATACAGGAGCAGCTGTTGTAACCGCACCCATATGTAAAGTCCCGGTTTGACCCGATGTAGTACTAGCTGCAGCAGCGTTTGTAGGCTGGTTGGCAGACGTAGAAGCACCAGTCGGGAGTGGTAACAAAGCTGCTGAGATAGCAAACGTACCTGTACCTGCGTTAGCTGTTACAGTTGGTGTACCATTAATATTAACATTACCGATAGTATTAGTACCAGCAGGAAGAGGAGATGCGGGGTCAAGACCAACGCTCATACCCGGTACCATAGGTGCCGAAGTTACGTTAAGGCTAATACCCATCGAGCCTGAGCCCGTAATCTGTGTATCTAGACGGACACGGAATTGAGTACATCCTGCAAAATCAAATTGAAGACCATTATTGAGGCTACCAGAAAGAGGGTAACCCGAATAACCATTATAGGATTCAAGAGCAAACCCTTTGATAGGCAGCCATGCAGCGCCATCGTAGACTTCAAATGTGACGTGTCCACCCGTGATTGTGCCAGAGCCTTTAAGGCTGACCATGACACCATCATAGCCAAGACAAGTCGTGCTAACAGCAGTATTAGCTGCGGTAGCAGAAGTCCAAGTAGCATTCTGAGCTGCAAGGTACGCATCTGCAATATAGATAGGAGACGAAGCCGAAGCAGAAACAGGTACTGCTGTCTGATCACTCGCGATTACAACAGGAGTTGAGCTAGCAGAGACTTGTTGTCCTAGAGTCGGTACAGTAACAGTCTGCGAGGCTCCAGTTCCATCAAGGATTGTATAAGTTTGAGACATTAGTTACTCCATAACGGAAAGAATATGATGTACATACTATTGCGTGTTTGATTAAACGCAAGGCTAGGATTACCTACTACGACTGGAGCGCTTCCTTGCTCCGACTGGGACCATTCTGAAATCATTAGACAGCTAATGTCCCTGATGCACCACCTGCTAGGGTTACCGTTCCACCATGACTTCCTAGGAAAAAAGGAAGAGGGAGGTAAACACCTGCGGTTACTGGTACAGCATTGATAATAACCGTAGTCGTACCGTCATCATTATTACGAGTAACTGTAATAGTTCCGCTGGTCAAAGCTACAAAGCCGCCTAGCTGAACACCGTTTACTGATGCGGTTGAATTAGCCCCCATTACAACAGGAGAATACCGTTCTTTAATTACTAGATCAGCCATGTCATTCCTTAGATGCAAAGCATCGATTACTAAAAAGAAATCAGGGGCGTGCTAAGCAGAGGCCCCTGACATATATTATGCGCCGTTAAGACGAACCATCCGACGACGATCCACCACGTTAGCAGTAAGTGCGACGTCAAACCGAATACGGTGATCACCAGTAGCGAACACCGAGTCCTGCCACATACGAACGCTAAGCGGAAGTTTGGTCAGCGACTTGCGCGAACCAATACCGGTAGCGGGCGTGATGAGGTCAGCACATGCGATAACCACCGAAGACTTGTTCGCGATAACACGTGGTTTAATCGTCGAGTTAGCAGCGGTTTTCCACGTCAATGCAGCGTTAGCAGCAGGGATCGCAGTAACCGTAGCGTGTGCGGTATTCGCATTCGTCGAACCAGTATCTTCACCGGGCTGAACCGTACCGGGTACGATAATTGCAGGGAAGATACGAAGTGCAGCGACGTTACCCGAACCATCTGCGGTGTACGAACCCACGACTCGGAAGTCCTGTGAACGACCCAACGAAGCTTGGAGTCGGTTATCATACGCATTGACACCGGCAAGGTTAAACACAGCGCCGTCTTCAACAGTACCACCAGCACCAAGGCCCGTGACACTAATCGTCTGGGTGAGATACTGGCCCGGAGCACCCGAGATAGCTACGAGAGCGTAGTCGGTATTCTGAGCAGCACCGTTGAGCGTACCATTCGTGCGAGTACCTGCGGTAATCGTTGGAAGCTGTTGAGTAAACAACGTCGGGATACCCGCGACGCTACCTTCCCAACCATTCCGATAAACGCCGACGCCCATATCAGCCAAAGCAGCGTTACCCGTCGAGGTCAGGATAGCGTTACCGAGCGATTGCTTGTCACCGTAAGTCAGGAC